GGACATTGATGGCTCGATGCGTTCCCTTGCAAATGCAATTAACTTGGGACGCGAGGTGCGTCGTGTTTCAGCCTCGTCGACTTACACAACGACAGATCGAGGTACGTTTGCAAATCCGTGGCTCGGTGGCGGTCCTCCCGTTGGTAGTTGGAACTATACCATGGCGACCACCTCTAAGTACGTGATGCGCTACCGTATCGACAATCATGTTGTTGCGTTTCTCGCACAGACAGGCTTCACTAATCCCTTGAACCTAGCTTGGGAAATTCTCCCTTACAGTTTCGTTGTTGATTGGTTCCTTCCTATAGGTCCTTACCTCGAAAGCCTTTCTGCTTTCGGTGGTATGGTCTTTGTAGATGGATCCGTCAGCGACTTAACTGTGATGGAACATTCTGCCTCGGTTAGCTTTGCGGGTCATGGTAACGGTGAGGGCGCTGGTGTAGAACGCGTTAACAGAGGGCTTCGTCGTGTTCGAGTGGTGAATTACAATCGTGGTCGCCTAACTGGCTTTCCACGAAAGGAAGTCCCTGCTCTTAAGAACCCGATTAGCACTCTGCATGCGCTTAACGCCATTGCACTCATGGTCCAGGCCTTCAAGCTCTAGTAACGAGGCGCGTTCTCTTTTTATCCTTTCTGAAGGGAGTATTAAATGTCAGCTATCGCTGATATCAAGACGTCGTCGATAGTCGGTTCAACGGACATTACAACGTCCGCAACCGTCTCCGTCGACAAAACGTTCAACCCCGAAGGTTTTCGCCTGCCGGGTGTCGCGCGTTGGGTCGACCGATCAGGCGGTATCGCGATCGGTTACCCCGCCTTTTCCCTGTCGGTACGGCCGCCTTCCAAGACGAGCCGTATCTACCGGGTGACGGCGAAGCTGTCCCTCCCCACGCTGGAAGTTACTTCGCCTTCGACGAGCACGGGGATTCAACCCCAGCCGACGTTGGCGTATACCTGCCAGGCAGTGATGGAGTTCATGTTGCCCGAGCGTTCGACGTTGGCTGAACGTACTGCGTTGTTCAGCCATCTCCGTTCGCTCTTCGCAACAACGATCCAGGCCAGCGATGCTGTTCCGTCGGATTCGACGGGCTCACCGCTGATCGGGGCCGTGTTGAACTACGACGCGCCGTTTTAATCGGCCAGCCGTAGTTTAACTCAACTCTGGAGGTTCCTTATGTCTTCTACGAAGCGTAAGGCGCAGAAGTCAATTCTGCGCAGCTTTCGCGTTTCATCGGGAGCAACTTCCGATGCTGTTTATAATTTCCTCGAAGCCTTAGATTGCCCAAGAGCATTATCTGTGAGTATTCTTTACAGATACGGTGAGCATAAACAACTCGTCGACCTCGAGTGCAATCCGTCTGACTATGACTTAGTAGTCAGATTCAAGGACGCTTACGCTGCTACTGAATTCTTATCCAAGTCTAAGTTTTTAAAACTGGACCGAGATTTGAAGACAGTAGCTTTGTCTAAATTCGATGAAATCGAATCTAGATGTAAGCGTATAAACTCTCGCTTTAGTAGATTGGAGTCGGACCCCCAGTTCAGGGGTTCGACCGTTTGGCTGCTTAACGCAGTTGAGCGGAAAATATCCAGTATACTCGGAGAGTTTAACTTTGACGAATTTGTAGACGCAGCGAATTGGGGTCCTGGCGCCACTACCAGAATACCGAGTAGGGGTGCTAGTTCTACCAATAAGTTCCAGCTAGAAGCTGGGATCACGCGAGATCTGTACGAGCTTATTCCGATGGATTTAATTATTCGTGCTTACCCTATCTGGGGCGAGCATCTCAAATCGAGGGGTGATTTTCCCTCATTCGAGATCGGAAATAAGCTTACTACTGTTCCTAAGAATGCAAAGACTGATCGTGTCATAGCTATTGAGCCAGGTTTTAATCTCTGGTTTCAAAAAGCTGTCGGCACAATGATCCGTCGGCGCCTTCTCAGGAATGGGATCGACCTTAACTCGCAAGCAGTGAATCAATCTTTAGCTCAGTGGGCGTCAAAAACGAACCTCTTAGCTACAGTTGATTTTTCTTCTGCGAGCGACAGCATCAGTCGAGAACTTGTTCGCGAGATTTTACCCCCGCGTTGGTTCTCTATACTTGATGCGTGTCGATCCCATTACGGTATACGAGACGGGAATCCGGTTCATTGGGAGAAGTTCTCCAGTATGGGGAACGGCTTTACCTTTGAACTAGAGTCGCTGATTTTTTACGCTGCCGCATGTGCTGTTCGCGATTATGAAAATCTTCGCTATCAGCTCAACGGTGCATTTAAGATCAGCGTTTATGGCGATGATGTTATATTGCCATCTTCCTGCCTCGCTCTCTTTTCCTCCTTTTGTGACTTCCTGGGATTTGAAGTAAACGGGAAGAAGAGCCATAGTGGCTCTCCTTTCCGCGAATCCTGTGGAAGTCATTTTTGGGAGGGCGTAGACGTTAAGCCTTTGTACCTTAAAGAGGTACTTCAGAGTATTCCGTCCGTTTATCGGCTGGCCAATGCTGTTCGAAGTTTCTCACATCGTAGGTACACAACGTATACCTGCTTTTGTGATGCATCCTTCAAACGCACTTGGGTCACCTTATTCCGTTTGGTTCCGAAGTCTTTACGATTTCGGATCCCTTTCGGCCTAGGTGATGGTGGATTCATCTCAAATTTTGATGAGTCCACTCCAGTACATGCTAGGCATAGTATCGAAGGATACTTTGTTAAGCACGTAACGTCGCCAGCTATAACTTGGCGTTCTGAAGAGGTTGGCCTTCTTCTGGCCCGCCTGAAAGGTCGTTCTATGCAAGAGTATGGGAATACCTATACTCTAAGAGACCGTACAAGGCTTCAGATTACTAGAAGCCTAGTTTCACAGTGGTACGATCTTGGGCCTTGGATTTAATCAGGGCTTTGGTTCCTATCTCCTTATGGTGATGGGTGGTGAGGCC